ATTTTTTGTCGCGGCGCGAAATTTTATATACCTATTTGTAGTGGTAACTATTTCAGCACCGTAATCTTCTGTAATTTGTTTTAAAAAATCTGTTGTTTTTGCGAGTTCTTCTGAATCGGTTATAACAGCTTTCATTGAGAAGGCTAAAGAATCTAATGTTTTTGTAAATTTAAAAGCACTTGTTATTGCTCTTGCAAATAATTGTATTCCAGTAAAGGCTCCAAGAGCTAAGAATAATTGTTTAGCACTACCAATTAATCCACTAAAAGCACTTTTGGTTTTTTTAGTTGTATTTTGTAAAGCTAATAATTTTGCTTTTGCGTTAGATAATGCAATATTTGTTTTAGCTAATTCTTGTTTTAAATTTCTTGTCTGCGTAACAAAACTTTTTTGTGACTTTGAAACATTTTTATATGCGTTTGATAAAACACCAAGTTGACTTATCACTTGTTGATTAAGCTGTTTTAGGTTGCTTAATCCAGTAGACATTTTACGGAAACTTGCTTTACTTCCATCACCAACTCCAGTTAATGCAGTACGCATTTTATTGAAACTATCAATAATTTCATTAATATTCTTAATTGCATCTTTGTTACTTATGTCTATCTTTGCCATATTCTTTTGCTTTTTGTTTACTTAAATCAATCATTTCAACCCAAACTTTAATTGGTGTTTTTGAAACATTAATAGCTCTTTTTAAATCTAAATTTCTTTCAAGATACAAAGCATCTCTTTCTAAATTGCTTTTAACTTCTTCTTTATCTTCTTTTACAGAATTAACTAATTTTATTTTAAATATTTTTATTTTGTTTTTTAAGCCTTTCATTTTGTTATCAAGTTTATTTAACTGAAGACCTAAAGGCTTATTAAAATCTATTGTGTATTTTTTATCATTTAAATTATTAATTAAATAAAGTGCTTCTTCTTTTCCGTAAGTATCAAAAATATCAATGCATTTAGAAACAATATAATAAATTGTTTCCCACTCTTGAATTAAACATTGTTTTTTTAATATGCTTTTTAATTTATGATTTGATGTTATTTCACAATATTCAAAATAAATCTCTTCCCATATTAAACTTAAATTTACAATATCATCATTTGATAATTCTAATTTAGAATTTTCAATATCAAATTTTTTTATTAAGTATCGTAAATCTTCTGTCTCAATTACTTGAAAAAAGTTCTTAACTGGAATAGTGCTACAACTTTTAAATAATTTCATATAAATGCAATTTGCGGAATTTTTATGTTTTCAAATTTAGTTAAAATTTCGTTCTCTACAATTTTTGCAATATTTTCTTGTTCACTTGGGTTTAATTTTAAAATACTATCTCCGTATTTGGATTCTAAAATATTAGTTAAATCACCACCTTTTACTTGTTTTGTTGCAGTTACTTCTATCTCACCAAATCTATTTGGTATAGCTTTCATGCTTTGATACCAACCGCCACTCCATCTTAATGTAATATGCGAAGTTCTTAAACTAAGTTTCTTTTTTTGTCTTAATGTGCTACTTGCATATGATCCATCACCTATTAAATTTCCATCGCCATCTGTTCCATTATTAAACAAACGTCTTTTTATTGGAGCAAGAACAATAAAACCACCCCTACTATTTATAAGTTTAACAAAATCTGTACCTATTGAACGCTCTTGTCTTTGCAATTCATAAATATAATTCGCTAAAATATCTCCCGCTTGAGCCATAAATTTATTTTTTAATAAAAAATGGTGTTGAAACTTAATCCAACACCATTTCTCTAACAACCATTAAATAATCTAAAACAAAAATTTTAAACCGCAGTTACTGTTACTAAGTCTCCTCTGTAAAGAACCCCGTTGTTAAGTACCACACTCGTAAGTGTTGGGATGTTGTATGTTTTAATTCCTAAAACTTCCGCCGCTACAATAGAAGAAACAGTTCCAGTATATTTTCCTGGAGAATTTTCTACTACTGTCATTGAACCAACAACGCCATCAACTGAATAAGATAAATCAGCTTGTAATAATCCTTCAACTGGTGTTAAACCATCAGAAGTTAATACTGCTGTAAAATCAACACTTGTTGCACCCGCGCTTGGAATTGAATCAAAAGAAATGCTTACTCCATTTACACCATCAATTTCTTCTGGCGAAAAATCTAAACTATCTCTTAATGCGAATTCGTAATTTTGATCCCATTGAATTCTATCAAGCAACTGAATAGAAAAAGATTTAGACTCAGGGTCTCCGCCAAGAGTCTTTGTGTTTGTTAGCATAGCAATCGCTTGCCCCGCTGTAAATCCTTTAAAATTTCCATCGCTTGTTGTAGCTAATCTCCAATTTCCTTCTTCATCTGCAAAGACAAAGTCTAATGCTTTAAAAGAAGTTAATTTTGCCATTTCTTTATAGAACTCGTGTCCTTCTTCATAGGTAAATTTGTACTTTGGTAACCCTAAAGTATTTAATCTATCTACGCCTCTACTATTAGTAGTTACTGCATCTTCTGAACTTTCGTTGTCAAAAGATTCAGCTCCAATTAAAGGAATAAATTTCCCTAATTGAACTTGTTGGTCAATATAAGCTTTGTTCCAAACAGTCGCTTTTGGAATTACAAAACCTTTTTGAATACCAATTACGTGAAGAGGTGTCCCCCATTCTATTTGGCATCCAAGCTTTCCAGTATCGGCATTAGTACCGCCACATGAAGCTTTTTTACTTGCAATCGTTTCTAAACTCATTTTTTAAGTTTTTGAATATTAATTAAATGATTAAGTGAATTAATGTTTTCTGTTTCAAATGTGTCCCCTATTTTATATTTTACAGTTCCACTTTTGTAACCAACAGAAAATTCTTGTATCACAATCCCTTTGTAAGATTTCTTACTTGCAACTTTTTTTGTTGCTTTTTTTATTTTTTTAGCCATAATTTAAAATTTTATTTCCCTTAAACAATTATTATTTAACTCTAAATTTATAGTTAATTTTACAGCATCCCAAATATCTGAAAATTTAGTTTCTAATCCCGCAGTCTCCACATCACTATAATTTCCATATTTTACAATATCAAAATTTAGATCGTAAGATATAGTATTTGCTTGTGTAAAACAATGCAAAACATTATCTAATAAATCATTTAGAATAAGAAATGTGCTTTTAAGCCTTTCATTATATAGCATTTGAGTATTAGTCTCAACTGCTAAAATAAAGTTTAAGTTATTAAGCTTTACTCTTTTTCTATTAATGTGATTTTCTGCAAAAGGCATCTCCAACCATATTAGCGGGTAATTTGAATTACCTTGAGTTTGTTTGAAAAAAGCAAGTAGTTCTTTATGGTCTCCTATTTTAAATAATGGTTTATATGAAATACCATTTTTATCCATAAGAGGTAAATAATCTAATACTTTTTCTAAAACATCCTCTGCTATTATAGTTTTTTTTATGCCCATTATATACCAAATTGGTTTTGTTGTCTATTCCAATAAGTAGGTTTAAAATTATCATAAGTATCGGCAACAAGATGATTCATATCCCTTATAAAAGTATATAAACTTGTTTCCATATTTTCCTCATAATAATCAATTCCAAAACCTACTCTTCTTTCAAGCACTTTAGAATCATATTCCTTACCTTGAATCATATTCGTCATTTCGCGAATAGCTCTCATAACTTTAGGAGCTGAACTTCTTTCTTCAATGTTTTTACCTTGAATTTTTCCGTCACCTATTCCAGTTCGTGTAAGGTCATAATTTTGCTCAAATTTAGAATAAACATAATTTGCTAAAAAACTACTATCGTATGTTGAACAACCAGGGCTTTTAAACCTAATGCCTCTCCATTCAACAAAATCTCCATTTGGATTGTTGTATGTTTTGCCATTAAGTAAATCATCCCATTTTTGGTCAACACCTACAATTAAACCGTTAGACCTTTTTGAATCTAACTTACTTATAAATTCGAGTGAAAGTTGAAGACCTAAACACATAATCAAACATTGACGTTCATACTTAGCAATAAAAGAACTCAACTCAGACGCTACTTGCGTAACATCAGAAGTGATGCTTGGCTTAGCGTGTGGAATATAAAGCTCGTTTTTGTAATATGTATTATTTGTTATCATTAAATTATGTGTTTAGCTTAATTCTTATCTCTTCATAGTAGGAGAAAAATAATCTTTGATGTAGTTACCTACTTCTAAAATTCCTTTTCCGGTTAAAGCATTAATAGTTGAAGAATAGTATGCTTTTTTCTCTCCAGTTGCAATAACTGTACAGTTATACCATCCTTTCTCTAATTCTTTTTTACTACTTTTTTTTGTTTCACTCATCTTATATAATTGTTTAAAGGTTAAAATTTAAAATTACGCCGCCGTAATCGCCGCCTTTACAGTTGCAATATCATCATAAACAAACGCCGCTTGATCTAAGTTTTTAACGTACTGGAAGTAACGTGATTCTCCTACCATTGTGAATTTGTTAGTAATGAACTGGTCATTTATCCAACCTATTCTAACAGAAAAAGGAACGTAATTTACAACGTTATATTTAGTCATATCTGCTACGAAAATTTTACCTACTGGAATTTTAATCCAAGGCTTAATAACGATTCCGCCAATACGAACTTCGTTAAATAATCCCGCTTGTGGGTATAAAGGCAAACCATCAGCGTCTTTGGCACCAACTAACTGTACAAAAAAGTCAACTGGGTTAATTAAAACGATGTTTGGCATATAATGTCCTTCATCAGCATAAGCTTGTGTTGTGTAAATGTCTGTAATAATTGCATTTACAACATCCATGAAATTTGATGTACCTGCTGGAAAAACATCTGTTAAGTTTGCTGCGTTAAAAGTTCGAGCAACAACAGTAGCTCCAGTTGGGTTATTTCCAGTACCATCTCCAAAATAAATTCCGTTTACTTTGAACAAATCGTGCTGTACAGATAAATAAGTTCTTGCAATACTTTCTAATCTTGGGAAATCAGTAACTGCTTCTTCAGTTAAAATTTCATTCGCCGCCGCTTTAACTGGAGTCTCCCAACGGTTCTCCCACTTAAAGTCTATTTGTGGTTTTGTTCCACCTTCTGCAACAAACTCATATCCACCTTCTTTTGGAGTAAGCTCCGTATAAGGTAAACTTGGGCTTGAAGTATTACTAATACTCGCAAGTGCTAATAAAGAAGCATCATTACGCATATTGAAAGTACCTAAATTTGTACTAACATCAAGTGGCGGTGTATCAACAGTAGTACCACTACCAGTTGAAATATCTGCAACAGCTTTTGGTGTGAATCTAACCTCACCAGTTTTGTTTGCAACAATCTGCTCTAATTGAGCTTTATTTTCTTTTAAGAAATTGTTGAATTGTTTTGCAACGCTATCAACTTGTTTTTCTTTAAGAGTAGAAGCAAAATTATCAAATGCCTCTCCTTGCGTTTGAATAGATTTTGTTAATTTCAAAATTTCATCTTTAGAAGCGTTATTTTTTTGAGCTTCTACCAAATCATTTTGAGCTTTTACAAAAGAATCTTCAAGGGTTTTGAACCTTGTGTCTAATGCTTTTTGAATGTTATCATCCATGATTTTAATTATTATTTGTTAATATTCAGTTCTAAAAAAAGTGACATTTGTCGGCTTTAGTTCGATTATTTGCAGTGATTACTCGGCTACACCTAACCATTTTTTTATTTCTAAATTTTTTAATTCTTGTTGTGTTTTAGTTTTTGATATTGTTTCAGTAGGTGTTATTGGATTGCTACCTATCGCCACAGCACTTCCCTCAATAGCTTTTGCTTCGTAAACAGCGTAAAAGTAACCATTTTTTTCAACTTCCTCTTTGTTAGCTATATCATCAATATGCTCATCCCATATTTCTTTGTATTCTGCATCTTCATCAAGTGAACTATTAAAAGCCATTTTTATATTTACATAATACATACCAACAGAATGATTATCTACATTTCCATCTTTATATTGTTCGTACATATATGCATTTCTTTGTCTTTTAATAACACTATCAAAAACTAATGCTTCTGTTTTTCCTTCAACATCATAACCTAAATCTTTCCAGTTATATTGTTTAACATAAACATCCAAATCTTCTTTGTCTGAAATTATTTTATCAAATTTCATTTCATGTTCTTGAATGTGCTTAATGCGTTTATTTTCTTTTACGGTTTTATTCCAAATTCCGTTAATATGAACATCTTTGTGCGAGTCCATAATCATAGTTGTGTTAATTATTGCACGAACTTTTATAGAATTAGGTTCACTTGCAGTCAAATCTTTTGTTGAAATTTTATGTATTTGTTGCATAGAGGTACAAGGCGCACCAAAACCATCAGCTTTTTTAAATTGAGATTTTTTGCTATAAATTATATCTTCCTTGTTTTCTTTTAACCAAGTATATAATTCCTCACGAGTTTTAAAAGTTGGTGTTTCCATAATTAATCTTTTTTAACTATTTGCTTTTCTTTAGTAAGCTCTAATTTTTTATTAAATCCTTTTTGAGCTTCTTTAAGTTTTGAAATTTTTTCTTTTGTGTAATGATTATTCATCTTCTTCTCCTTGTTGTTGTTGTTGTTGTTGTTGTTGTAAATCTTCTAATTGTATATTTTTATCAAACCCCGCCATTTCAAGAGCAAGATCATCTGGAATTCCCGCATTTCTCAACATACTTAAAGCAGTTGCTTTTTTCTGTATTCCATCATAGCGTTCAATAAGTATGAATTGCATAATTGGCATTTTTTCATAAGTACCGTATAATTCATATCTATTATCATCTAACAAAATATTCATTGTTGCCAAAAAAGAATCTAATGTTGGTTGCATTTCATTTTGAATGTAAGAAACCATCGATTCTTTAAAATTGTTATAAGTAGTTTTTTTAGCTTCTAAAGAAATAATATCTTTTGGTATGTGCAAAGCTGTATAAATTAAATTGCCATCTACTTTTATACTTTCATCTAAACCTAAGTCTCTTAACGCAATATGTAAACTTTGCCACTTTAGATTTGATTTTGTTACTATTCCGCGTTTTCTGTTTTTTCCAGAACCGTAATTATTTTGTAACGTATCTTCAACATCTTGCTTTTCATTATCTGTTAATGGAAAACTACCCGCTTTTGCATCAGCAGTAATTAATTCTTTACCATTAGTTTTTAAAATTACATTTTTAGCTTCTAAACTATCTAAAGTGTTTACAAGAGTTTGCCTTAAACCATCAAGACGACTATGTGTTTCAAACATATTTTCTGTATTCAAACCATTTGGCAAATCATAGAAAAAAAGTAAATCCCTAAAAGGAATACTTTCGTTTTCTCCGTCTCTATCGTAAATTATTCTTGCGTTTTTTATATTATTATTTTTACTGCTTTTTGCAAGAGAAGTTCTAAATTCTTCAGGGTACTCTATAAGATTAGGGTCTAACAAATACATAGATGTAGGAGTAGCCATTCCAGTTGTTCTTCTCAACCAGACAACAGCTTTGCCTTCTGCTATTTGCGTAAAATTATGTGCTTCAAGAAAATCATTTTGTGTTTGATAATAGTTTGGTTTTTTTAATAAATCTAAAATCCAATGATTATATATTTTTTCCCCAGTTTCTTTGTCTCTAATACAAATATCAGCTTGGGAAAATAATTTTGCTACAAATAAAATTGCGGGTGTTAAGATAGGGTGTTTTTGAGCTATTTCTAAATTAGTACCATAGTAGCTATTCCAATTCCCATGCTCTTTAATATTATAAAATGTATCTCCATTAATGTACCTGGTAAAAAAAGGTATATTAATTCTTGGAAGTTTAAATTGCATCCGTATATATAATTTTTACGAACTTACAACAAAAAAATTAAATTGAAAAAAAAAGTCCCTTAATCAAGAAGTCTCACGAACTTGAAAAAAGGACTTAAACAAAACAGAATGTATTTATTCAAATTTACAATTTTATATTTAAATAGGGAACTAAATAAGAAATTATATATCTCATAGCATCAAGCAAATGATCGTCTTTTTTTATTGGAACATCTACACTTTTTCCGTTCTTATCTATTTGCCAAGAATAGTTATCATATTCAAATCCTAAATTTTCACTTCTTACATAATAAATAGTAAAACCTTGAACAAGAGATATTCCAACTTCTACACTTCCGCCTCCTTTTATTGCTCCCATAGCAATATAGTTTTCATTTAACAATAAGTCAATGTAGTTTTGTTTTGCACTATCGCAAACAATAATATCTTTTCCTTTTTTTATTTCTGGGCATCTTAATTTTATTACAGTAGGCAAAGAATCAGAAATATCTTGCAACGGTTGGTAAAGTATTTCCCTAATGTAAAAAGCTCCATCGCCATTATATTTTACTTCAACACAAGCAGTCGGATTTGACGCACCAAAATCTAAACCAAAATAACTTGGGTATTCTAAATTATCAAAAAACTCATAACTTATTTCGCGCCAACCTTGATAAATTTTATTTGGTTTCTCGGCACCAATTCCAAGTCCGTAAACAAGCCAGTTGTATTTATGCGCTGTTCCTTTTTTTATATTTTGTTCGTTTGGCGGAGGTTGATTATGTATCGAAATAGGTTCATCTTTGTAAAACAATTCACTTCCTTTAAGCTCGTATGTTCCAGACTCCCACGGTTCGTATCCTAATAAATGCTTTACAATATTTGGCGGACAATATGCGTTATCTTTAAATGTAGAATGTATAAAACAAGTTTCGGGGTCGTTTCTGTAACCTTCCATAAAGAAATTTTTGCTTGGATTATAATCTGAAATTATTCTATCACTTGTCCTTTGTGCTATTTGTAAATAAACTTCTTCGTTAAATTCTGTTATTTCATTAAAAAAAGAAATATCTTGTGTTGAACCTAAAACTTTACCAATTTATCCGCGCCTTCAAAAACTATTTTACTTTTAGTTGGTACATAAGTGAAGGTTCCAGTTTGTTTGTTTTCTTTAATTTCTTTGTAAACTCTGTAATCAAACATTATTATTTTTTGGAAATCTTCTAATACAGTTTGCCTACATACGTTTTTTAAATTTCTCCAAACAGTAATTTTAATTCCTTTTCTACTTACCATCTCTAAAAGTAGAAGTTGAAGAATCGAATAACTTTTACTTGATCGTGAACCGCCCATGGAAACTATTTGACGGTATCTATATAAGGGCTCAATTATTTCTGTTTTATTTTTATCAATTATTTCCTGGTTTATTTTTTCGTGATACTTTTTATGTGTTTCTGCAAATGTTTTTGTTACGTCTATATTCATTTTTTACTTTCTGTTTATAATTGAATTTATTTCAAACCTAAAAGACTCTAAACTTCTAATTACTAAATAATCAAAACCGTTTTCTTCAACTAATTTTTTCCATTTTTTTTGTTTTTCAGAAAGATTTGCGTAACTTAAATCTCTTTTTAATTCAAGTAAATAGCAATTAGAATTAAATAAAAATATCATATCAGATACACCGCTAACTACACCAGTAAGTTTTAATGTTTTTGCTTCGCGTTTAGTTCTTTTTCCGCCATTAGGAACAGCAAAAAGTAAACCTCTATATTCTGGATATGTGTTATGAAACCAAAAATAACACTTTTGTTGTAGTGCGTTTTCAGACTGACCTAAAACATCTTTTTCTATATTTTTCATGTTATAGTGCAAATATCTTTATCAATTATTATTTGTTTTGCAAAGCCTTGCATTACTAAATTAGGTTGTGTTTTATTCCACTTTGTATTAATTGGAACTTTACAAATAACATCATTTGCTCTGTAACATTTACTTTTAAAATGTATGCTTAAACATTTGTACCTTTTGTAATAATGAAAAAAAAATCTATATTCTTTTTCTTTTTTTACTTCTGTCATTGTATGGTTTTACTTTTTTAATTTCGTAGAATAATA